GTGGATGCTAAATTTAATACCATAAATGAGAGAACTTTTAAATTTTATAATCCAAAGTTTGATTCTAATAAAAAATATTATTTAATTACATTTCGATATTTATTACCTTATAGAATTCCTTTTGCAAATGGAAGTTCTACTATGATTGACATCGAAGAAAAAGCAGTATTATTACAATTTTTGCAATCTTTCGAAAGTGATCCTATAGAAGACAGAGTATTTGTATATAGACCTTTGAGACGAACTATTATTGAAAGTACAGTTTTCCTAAATAGAAGTGATTATAAAAGACTCAATAATGAAGTAAATAGAGACTCTTCGAACTCCATAGAGATATCTAATCTTTTTGATTTTCAATTAAGAGTTTTAAATAATTTAATAGAAAGTATAATCATAAAATTTAATCATTATAATTTACACTCGCTTAATAAAGGGGAACTATCAAGTGTACCTTTATATAAAATATACACTTTTGATAACGATACTTATACGAAAATATATGAAGGCATTTTATTTCTTGAATATTTTAAAGGTTTAGAAATAAATGAAAGTGAAACTCTTGATGTTAGTAAATTCATACATATAAATCAATACTACAAAGATTATAAAATTTTTCCAAACAAGCATTCGGTATTACTATTAGGGGATGCTCAAAGAAATTTAGATTTGTGTGATTTTAATTCTACAATAATTAACGCTCAAACTTCTGTAGAAACATTCATTAAATTTATAGTTGAAAATTATTATATATATGATGAAAATTTAAGCGAAGACAAAGCTAAAAATAAAACCAGTAAATTTAAAAATTCAATTTACGATCATTTATTCCCAAAAATTATTGATGGATTAGATTTACCAAATGGGCAAGCACTTAAAAATTGCTTAACTAATTATTATGACAATTATTATGATTTTAGAAATGATATAGTTCATAATGGTTATAACGCAACTGAAACAGAAGCTAAAGAATTTTTAACAATTATATTTGATATTTATACTCTTATGAGCAGTGGTTTAAACAAAACAACCTTGTCATCAAACTTTGTCAATTATTATAAATCCCATTATTTTTCAAGTTCTGATGTCCCAATAAATGAAATAGTTAATAAATATCTATAAATAAAAATGGCGGTCACTCTCGACCGCCATTAATTTAATCTTTATAAGTTTCTTCCACTTCAATAGTATCTTTATGCACCCAACCGTTATTGCTAGGTGAGAATGTACGACACCAAACATTACCTTGTGGATCTTTGATTTCTTCATAAATATAAACTGTAGTACCTTCCGACACTACATCAATTTCATTAGCAAAACTGTAGTTATCAAAGCTACTGCCAGCACGTTCACGTAATGATGCATCATATTTAATTGTTCCTCTGTAATAAGGTTCTTCAGACCATACTTTAACACGTGTACATCCCACTGGTTTTTTCTCAATCACATCATCTTTTTCAGGTAAATCTGTAATTGCATCTTTATCTACATCTGTACCATCCATATATTTTTGTACTAAGTTATCAATGACATCAATCTCATGTCTACCATAGCCACACGCTTCAAGTGCATTACCTGGATCTTGCTTGTCATCTTGAATATCTTGATGACCTGGACACTTATGGAAATGGTCGATATCCCAAGACTCAAATAATACTGCACAGACTCTTGCGAAATTATCTAATGCAGTTAATGAACGCTCTCTGTCATCAGGGAAGTAACATAACTCGCCCCCAAACGCAGCATCGTTTGCATCATCTCCAAAGTAATAATTATCAGTAGGCGTATCATATAAAACATGCCATGCTTTCTCATCAATCGGTACATTAATAATACATTCTTTATCGTCTACAAAAAAGTGTGCTGAAGCTGTTGATTCCCAAGGTTCCATGTAAGTATTTTTATAATAGTCCACGTTTTGTTGTGCTGTACTGCCTGGATTACCAGTATCGTGATATACTGCGAAGATAGGACTTCCAGTATCTAATTTTTGTCCAGTACGACGTGTGCCATAAGGAATTAAATCTAAATATACAGGTACACCGTTCCAATTTTCTAAAAATTCTTTTGCCATAATTTATCGCTCCTAAATAAAAAGAAGTGACTATATAAGCCACTCCTTAGTTTTTGTTGGTTTCTTCAGTAATATTTAATCTGTTTTTAAGTTGTTCAGGAATTGGTACGCCCAACTTCACTGAATTTTCTACAATGCTTGTTGCTTCTCCAATAATAAAGAACATTACTGTTGCATTAACAAGTAAGCCATGTAATTGGAAAATAATATCTAATGTATTTGATACAATGATGACGCATAAAAATGCGATTTTCTTAACATACCCTAGCATTGCTTTCTTGCTCATTAATTTACCTTCACTAAATGCAGTAATCATTCCAGTAACTACATCTACAAAAATAAGTAATAATAAAATATAAACTAACACCTTATTACCTGAATAGATAAGACTCATAAAGTCGTCTACTTCAATATTATATTTATCTGCCATTTCTGCCATTTTAATAAATTCCCCCTAGTATTAAAAAAACTACCTATTTAAATAGGTAGAGATTAATAAATTCCATATATTGCTGTAATTGCTGTATCTGAATTAATCGCTTGTTCTCCATCAGTAGCAAGTAATGACTTAACCACTTGAATACGATTGTTATCTTTAAATAAAATAGATAATTCATCTAGGTAGCCATTTTTATAACCATTCCCCGAAGATCTTAATCCGATATTATTTAAATATAAAGTTTCTCCATTATTCGGTACAGTCACAAAGTGTGTAGCATGTCTATTACTTGTAAATGTAACATTGATAATAAGTTGCCCGTAATTGTGAACATCATCTTTCAATTGGACAGTATCGCCACTTGAAGCTCTACCGCTCCACAGTAATACTGGCGTAGAAGATTTCCATCTATCGTATAACTTACCTTTATATTTTTCTCTTGTTAAACCAGTACCTAAAATAGATAACATACCATTATTCTCATCACGCATAACTGCTTGAATAATTCCATTCGCGTTACTTCCATTTAATGTAGGTAAACCTTGAGTACTACTATTATAGTAATAATTTCCAGACTTAGTAATATTCGCAGGATTACTTAATACTCCAGGTGCTACTCCTGCATCCATTTTAGTATCTACTAATTTTTGTACATTTGCATTTACAGTATCTTTTGTAGTTTCAAGTGAATTTGTAAATGCCACAACTTGATCGCTTAATGGTTTAATTTGAGAAGTTAAATCTTCTCTAGTCACTAACTGATTACTATTTATTGCTGACTGTAGTGCTTTTAATTGAGTGTCTAATGCTTTAGCTGTTTCTACCTCACTATTAATTTTAACTTCAGTCGCTTCTGCAGTATGTTTTAATTCTTCAATACCAGTATTTACAGTTGTTCTTAATCGTTCTAATTCTTTTTGATATTCAGTAAAGTAACTTTCTGAATTAATACCAAACTCTACTTTGTTTTTTAGTACTCTAATTCTTACTTCTAATGATGAATCTGTTTGTTCTCCACGTTTTAATTTAAAGAATGCTTGTTGGTAATCACCTTCTGCAGTACTTGCTTGTTGTGGAAGAATGTATCTAAACACGCCGTTACGTGGATCTAATACTAAACCACCTGTTGTGTCAATAATACGTTCTCCATCAGGTTTAACGCCTTCGAAAACTGGAGTTAAATCAGTAATGTTATATGGACGACCATTTGAATAAACAGTAATTGTAATTGCTTTCAAACCACCATCACCGACACGACTAATGATATATTGTTGCTTTTCTTGTTCTGTACCTTGCTTTGTTATATCAAAGAATAAATCTTGATTTGCCATCTAATATCATCCCTTTCTTAACCATAGAAATAGTAATAATTTTTAAGTAATTCATAACTAATCACTTCATGTATCAACTCATTAGGATGTAAGCCGTCTATCATATATTTTTTTCTAAATCCTGGATTATATGGATTTAAAATATCTGTATGATATGCATCAAAAATAGGTACATCTAATTCAGTACATGCTAACACTTGAGCATTAACATAGTCTTCTAAGCTTAAATTTAATCTATTTCTATCTGAATCTTTTCTTCTAATGTAAGTACCGTTGACTGGTAATTGACGTGTTGCAGTCATACATACAATTTTTGCATCTTTATTCTGTGCTCTAATCACTTTTATAATTTGATAGAATGCACCTAAAAATGTTCTAATATCAGTTTTATCTACGCCAAGTTCAATACCATCATTTTTTAGCCAATCATCATCAGTACCTTGTACGATAACTAAGTCTGCGTCTTTAACTTTTAAGGCCTGGTCGAATATACTATTATCACTTGCTTTAGAGAATGTCGCACCCGATACTGCTAAATTGTTTAAATTAGCATTTAATTTTTCCGCTAAAAATTGTCCAAAGTTTTTACTAGCATGTAAACCTCTAGCAACTGAATCACCGATACAATAAATATTTTTAATATCAGATAGTGTTTGTGATTTTTTAGAATAGTCATAAACGACCGTTCCATTTTTAGTCACTACTGTATTATGTAGTGGATTATTTTCAACTTGATCTTTTTTAAGTTGTTCTAAATCAATTCTAATACGTTCCGATAATGAACCATGTTTAACGCCTTTTAAATCCGTTTTGCTATCAACGACTTCTTTAGTCACTTCAAGTGGTGATTCTTCCGGCATTACGATTGCTCTGACTTCTTTAAATAATTCATCTTCGTATTTTTTAACTAAACTAGAGATTTTCTTTTCCGCTTCTCCAGTTTTGTAATCGCCCATAAAATCTTCAATTTCTTTGAAGTTTTCAATGAGTTGTCGTCTAAACTCCGCTCCTGCTTGATTACTTAAGTTTGTTGTTATTAACCCCATGTTCTACCTCCTAATACTCCAAAATTTCATGCAATCGAACATGATTAGATGGTGCTAATTGATTACTTGCTGCACCTACAACTTGTGTATTAGATACTCTTACTAATTTTATACAGTAGTCTAGTTTATTACCTTGATTTCTATAAGGGATGACTTCTGTAATATAAGTATTAGGATGATTGTTATGGTATTTAGGTACATATTGATAATGGTATAAATCATCTATATCATCTAAACGCCATACTAAGATAATTCCGTTTAAACAAGATGTTAAATTTTTATTTAAATTAACTATTTGTGTTTTATTTGGATAAACGTTCACATTCCTATTAATTATTTGATTATGTTTATCAATACTATCCAACTTTTGTTTATCTTCCATACTCATTAAACCAGGACTTATTTTAGTCGCTTCATTTAATTTGGATATATCAAATTCTGGTAGTCTGTTTAATTTCTGTTTATCTTCCTTTGACATTAAACCGTCTTTATTTTCGGTTGAATTTGATAACCCATCCACTCCTTGTATATGAGTCCTAGCATATACTTCTTCATTGTTTACAGTAAGAGTTCTAATGCTCGTTATCGGCACTTAAGGTCACCTCCTTATAAAAAACAGACCCTAATTTGTTAGAGTCTGTTACGTTTAATTTATCTAGTTTTTGTTTATCTTCTTTGGACAATAGCCCATTCTTTTCGGTTGTAGCATTATTTAATCCTACAATCGCTTGTACATGTGTTTGTGGATATATATGTTCATCTTCAAAATAAAGTGGTCTGATTTCCGTCATTCTAATACACTTCCTACCGCTTCGCCCACATGAATGAGTTCTTTCATATTTTTAGATACTGAATGATTAAACTCTTTCAATTTATAATCGAATTTATTATCTTGAGCCTTTAATTTTTTATTCAGTGATTGTTGAATTTTAACCATATCCTCTAATTCATTACTAAATGTTAAAATGTCAATCGTTTGTACAAATGGATGTCCCCGTTCTAATTTGATGATTTTAAGTTCAGTATTATAGTTCATTAATTCATGAATAAAGAAAACCGTATCTCTAGGCGATAAATGTTTATAACTAATATAGTTAACTGTTAATTCTGTTTTTGGCTTATCTTGTAGTTGCGATTCAGCCCATTTTTTTAGTTCTGTTTCACTTGTAATATCATCATTATTGATTGGACTTGCATATCGTTTACCATATATTTTAGCTTGTGGAGATATATATTCAATCATAGCTTCATACTTTTTCTTTTTATCGTTATCTCGTCGTTTGCCATATGCTTTAACTGCAGTTCGTAATTCTACTGTGCTAATAGTAGCGACGACATTATCAGTATTATATTTATATCTAATAATCTCTTCACTTCGTTTATAGAAATTTTCAGGAGTATAAAAACCTATTTCAGTATCGATTGGATAGATAATACATTTGAATAAATCAATAGCTTCCTTGATAAACTCAATTCCATTTTTACCGCCTATATTATCAACCATGATTTTTTTACTGAAGTCACCAAATAATTTATATGTGTACTTCACGTTTGTCTTTTGATTTTTAAAACCATACTCAAGATACTGTGATAATGTATATTCTTTTTTCTTTTTATCACTACTATCGTCATCAAGTTGTTCCACGAAGTGATTTTGAAATTCAAACATTACATGATAAGCAGTGATGTCCATTGATACTTTTTGCCCTTCGACTTTAGAAACTGCATTCTTAATAATGAATTTCTCGCCTTTATAAATTACAAAATTTTCATTCACAAGTAAGTCAAATACAAATCGATTAGCATTCGTTCGGTATGCTGTAAATGTAATCATCCGAGCACTGTTTAATTCATACGTATCTTTAAAGGTACTATAATCTATTTCAATCAAGTTTTCGCATATCGTTTGTTCAAAATTCATAATTGATATGTGCTTATGTTTATCCATTTAAATCACCCTATCTATAAATAAATGGAAACTCAAAAACGATATCTACATCTTTTACATCTCCAAGTATTTCAAAATTATTCATTCCAGGTGCAAGCGTAATGATACCTCTATTCGTATCTATCCCAACTCTTTGATTATCTTTATATGCATATACATCATTTAACATGAATTTCGAACGATATTCGATTGTTTTATTATATTTAAATTTATCCTCTGTTGTAGTATTAACTAGTTGGAAACCACCGACTGCATTAATTTGCATCAATATTTTTAACTTATGACGCATTCTAGGATCTACTGTATCTGTTGAACCATTCCACACTTGAAAACTTCTTGTTTTAAAATGATACTTTGGTTTGTGGTTTAAAGGTAATCCATTTTCTAGCATCCATTCAGAATTAAACACAAAGTCTTTTCCAGTTGTGTTTACTGATTCTGAATAACCTTTATATACTTTTAAAGTAACTTCTAATTCTAGAGAGCAAAAATCTTTTACAGTAGGTTGTATAGAGGCGCCGCTAATTGAATACTTAATACCTGGCATTTGAGATGTAACAATTGCATATGGTTTTCTTCTATGAAAAATACTTCTAAAGTGATGTTCAAACAAATCAATTTCTTTTACATCTATTCCATCATAGCCAAAACGTAATACTAAATTAAAAGGAGCGAAACTAATCGCCCCTGGTAAAACACCATCTATACCATTGATAGACACATTATTTTCATTTTCGGAAGGATAGCTTACTTTAGCATCTAAAAACATTAATCCAGCAAATTCATCTATATCGTATTCGATACCATCTTCAATGATTTTAACCCATGTTTCACTCATTAAACATCAAGTCCCCCTTCCATGTAATTAAGTGCTAATGCACGTGTTGCACTTATTTTTGATAATGTTTGTTCAACATTGTCTAAATTGTTATTTTGTTGATTAGATTTAACCGTTTCTATTAACATTCTTGTTAATTTATTACCAGTATCAGTTAATATCGCAATATGATTTAATAGTTTTTCAACTGTTGAATTATCGTGATTTACTGTGACATTACTAGAACTTGTATCCATACCAACAATACGCATTGCATCTTCAATTAATTTAATAGCACGACTGCGTTTTGTAAGTGGGATAATCATTTCTGGTTTGTTGCCTTCTCCGATTTCTGCAATTTGATGTTTAGTAATTAAACCACCATTTTCATATGCATAATCTCCTGCACGCTTAAATCCATTCCAACCATATTTATCAACAATATATCTCATTGCAGATATAGCTTCATCAACAGGATTCATAATATTACCAAATCCACTCTTAGCATAAGTTCTAAATGTCGAACCTATCATTTGGAACATACCTTTTGACGGATCTCCCATTTGCGCATTGATATCCCAATCATTGACTGCATTAGATGTATAATTTGATTCTCGTTTAGCTACTCGCATCATTTGCTCAGTTATATAACTACTTCTATAGTTCCCACCTAAAATAGCTTGCGCTTTTAAAATGGCACTTCTTGCAGCATCGGCACCATTACCACCTGCAGCACCTTTCAATGATTTAAGATAAGACTCTGGATCAATTGCTGTATCGTTTCCAGGATGGTCTCCACGCATTAATTGGAAGTGTAGGTGAGCACCTTTACAGTATGCACCAGTTGCTCCCGATTCTGCAATCAATTGTCCAGTTCTAATATGTTCACCTAAACGTACAAGTTGTTTAGATAAATGCATATACCAATTCCACTCACCTGGTCCTGTTTTAATTTGAATTGAGTTACCGCCACCATAGTCATACCATACATTATCTACTGTACCACCTTTAACTGCGTAAATTTTTGTACCAGCTGGCATACCAAAGTCCATACCATAGTGACGGCCACCATTAAATCCTAAGCCACCAGTATAACTACCGAAACGTTGCCAAATTGGATAATTGAATAAATATGAACCGTCGCCACCACCGAACTCTTCAAACCAAGATTTAACTTTATCTATTAATTTAGTTTTGAGAATATTGAAGGCACCTTTAGCCATTTTGATAGTGGCATGGTTACCTTCGCCAAAACTAATACCTAAACTATCCATAACTTTAGATACTAACTTCCCGGGATTTTCAATATAGTCCCAAACATCTCCAACTTTTTCACTTAGCCATGATGCCCCATATTTAATTTTATCGCCTGCTGCTTTTATCATATCTTTTGCACCAGTTTTGATATTATGGAATGTATCTTTAGCTTTGCTACCGAATTTACCGATTGAAGACATCATATTTTCTAACCAGTCTTTTTTCTTAGTACCAGTTGAAAAACTCGGTATTACTCCCATACGTTGATAACGTTGTGTATCATTCGCATTAATGACGCTATCTCCGACACCTAGAGAAACAAGCACATTTCTCCCTTGTGGCGCTTCAAGTGTTCCATTTGCTCTGTGTATAATCTCTTGTACACCACCACCTGGAGCATTACCCACTCCACGATCATTAACAATTGCTAAAGTTGGTGCAGTTAAGCCACCATTCGAATCAGTTGCAACAGACGGACTAGCCATTGTACCAGTTGAAAGTGTTGGTATAGGTTTAATTAAGTCTTTATCAGTAATAGCTTTAGAAATGCTATTGATACCGCCAATCATACTATTTAGTCCACCAATTGCTTTATTTGCAACAGATTTACCTAAATCAGCTGCAGCATCTGCCATTTCTCCACTGATTTCTTTAATCCAATCTAGTGTATTACTTAACCAAGTTTTAAAACCGTTATATACAGATTTTGCATTTGACCATGCTGTACTTGAGATACTATCAAATTTATCAAAGGCCGATTCATACATATCGCCTACCCAACTTTTTAAGCTACTATATGCATCACCAAACCACTTTGAAGTACCACGCCATACACTTTTTGCATTTGACCATGCTACACTAGATATCGCATCCCATTTTTTTAATGCACTGTTTTTCATGTCACTTAGCCAACCATTCATACTACTAAATGCTTTATTCATCCATTTTGAAGTGCCACTATAAATCAAATGAGCATTATGAGATGCATCATTAGAAATTGCTCCCCATTTTTTACTAGCATGTTCTTTCATATCACTGATTTTATTTCCAATGCTATTTTTAGTATTTTCAAACCAATGTGTCACACCATGATATATGTCTTTAGATGAACTTACAATAAAGTCTTTAGCTTTAGAAAATGGTTGCCCTATCTTATTACCTATTCCTTTCAAACTATCAATTGCACCAAAAATACCCTGTACAAGATTATACCAAGATTTTTTTATATGCTTTGATAAACTAAAATGGCCTTCTTTAATATTATGCCACCATTTTTGAAAACCATTATAAACTTTACCATTTGATAAATCGATTTCCGCTTCAATATTTTTATTAGATTTTTTCAGATTTCTCATGACACTTTCATGATTTTCATCTGCTAATTTTTTATCCTTATCGTATTTCTTTTTGGCTTCATCTAATAATTTTTCTCTTTCTTTTTGAGATAATCCAATCATTGAATTAATTTCGTCAATTTTATCATCATAGCGTTTCTTTGCATCTTTTTTCGCATCATCACGTGCTTTATTCGCCTCTTTGACGATTTCAGAAGCTTCTGCGATTGATGCAGCTTTACGATTAATTGATATTCGAGCCAAAACACGTTTTTGTTCTTTTTCACCATTTGTTAATGCTTTAACTGCTATTTCTTCTCTTTGCTTATACAATGATTGTAATTCTCTAATCTCTTTATCTGATAACTTACCACCATTATTTTTTTTATCTTCAATTTCTTTTATTTTTCTATTTAATTCTTGAGTTTTCTTAATGGCTATTTCGTTTCTCTCTTCAGTTTTCTTTAATAAGCGTTTTTTATCTTCTTCAGAAATCGCAGTAGATTTATCTAGAACATCATGAGCAATTTTAAGTTCTTTATCTTTACGCTTGTTCATTTGATCTATTAAATCATCACTCATTTTTTTATTTAGATTAGTTAATTCTTGTGATTCTTTTTGAGTTATCTCGCCATGATTAATACGCATTTTATCTAATATCTTACTAGATTTTTCAGAGTAATTTACGAATGAACCAAGTGCCGATTTAGTTTCTTTAGATACACCTTTACCAAATACATCAACTTTATCAGTAGCTTTAGCCACGCCTTTATGGATAGCTTCAAAATTCATACGTAATATTTGAAAATTCGGTGTTAATTCTATAACTTTAGCTGCTAAGTCTTTTGTTTTATCCCAAGCAGTGCCTATTCCTTTTGTGAATTTACCTATCCATGAGAAGTCTAAACTACCCGCAGTTTCATTCCATAAACGTCCTAAATCATGTATGCCTTGTTTAAACCAACCTAACTTTTGATACGCTATAGTGAATACAGTAGTAATAATTGTGAGTGGTAAAGTTAGTTTACCAATTGCTCCAACTGCGAATTTAGACACATTACCTAAACTACCAAATCTTGATATCAGTCCACCAAGTAAACTACCTAACTTACCAAATTTACCGCCTACGCCTGGCACCTTTTTACCAAGCCCGCCAAATCCAGTACTTAAATTACCTACTGCATCTCCTAACTCATTCATGTGGCCTTTAGAGTTTTTAGCAACTTTTCCAGTTTTACCAATTGAATTAGAAGCTACATCAATTGCTTTAGCATTAATAGCTGCCTCTGCACTATTGATAGCCATTGTTTTATTTAAATCTCTATAGCCTTTTACTGCTTTAGAAATCACACCTGCTAAAATACCACCTGCTAAAATAATCGGACCTATTGCACCTGCAAACAAACCAAGCGCAATTACACCTTTTCTAGCAAATCCAGGCATACTACTAAACTTATCTACAAAGTTACTTAACCAGTCGGCCCCTTTTCTAATAGCAGGTGCTAAGTCATTACCTATCTTAATTCCTAGTGATTCAAATGCACCTTTTAACTGTTCAACTGAACCTTTAAGATTATTTTTCATTTGATCAGATGCCTTTTTACTTGCCCCATCTGAACTTTTTAAAGCATTACTATACTTATCAATTTTAGATGGCCCAGCATCAATTAATGATAAGAAGCCACTTGCTGCTTCACTACCTACTACAGTAGAGATAGCTGCTAGTTTTTGTTCTTTTGACATTCCTTTTAATCCATTTTGGAATTGTGAAATCAATTGTGGCATACCTACAAAGTGACCTTTAGCATCCATTAAATGGACACCTAATTGTTGCATTAATGTTGATGCTTCTTTGGATGGACTTGCTAATTTGATAAATGATGCACGTAATGCAGTACCTGCTTGTGAGCCATCAAGTCCTGAATTAGACATTACTTCGATTGCTGCGGAAGTATCTTCAAGTGTTACACCTAATGCTTTTGCAGGTGTACCAGCATATTTAAGCGCATCACCCATGTAATTAATGTCTGCAGCACTATCATTTGCAGCAGTAGCAAGCAAATCGGCTACATGTGTTGCATCTGAAGCTTTTAGTCCAAACGCATTGATTGATGAAGCCATAACTTGTGCAGTGGTTGCTAATTCAGCGCCACTTGCTTCAGAAGCACTAATTACACCTGGCATAGCCTCCATTGTTTGTTTAGCATCAAATCCTAATGATGCTAACTCTTGCATACCTTTTGCAACTTCACTTGCACTTTTACTTGTTTTAGCACCCAAGTCGACCGCTTCATTCGTCATAGCTTTTAAATCACTACTACTTGCTTGAGCAATTGCACCTACTTTTGACATTTGCGCTTCAAAGTCAGCACTTGTTTTGATAGCAGCACCAAAACCTGCGATAACTGGTGCAGTAATACCTACGCTCATTGTTTTACCCGTACTTTTCATTTTGTCGCTGATTGCTCCAAATTTATTAGATAGTTTATCAGCATGTTCAGCTACTTTAGTAAAACTACTATTAGCAATTACTTGTTCACGATTAAAGTCATTCATTTCTGACTTAGTTTTATTAACTTGTCGCTCTAACTTGTTTAATGCTGAAAGTTCATTATTTACATTTCGTTCGGCACTTGCTAATAATTTATTGTGATTTTTAATCGTTGTATTAAGTTGTTTAAATTCTTCGCCGGTTTCTTTTAATTCTTTATTAGAAGATTGATAGATTTTAGTAACTTTTTCATGTGAAGATAATAATTCTTTATTTTCTTGTCGTAACTTTTTAACTTGAGATTCTTCTTCTTTGTACTTAGCTACTAACTCTTTATGCTTTTCTACTTGTTTTTGTATCGCATTATTTGCTCTATTTAATTGTGCAGTGGTTGCTTCATTACTTTCTTTTAAGTCTTTTTCAGCCTGTCTTAATTGTTTTAACTTTTGCCATGCTTCATCTTTACGTTTTACCGTTCTAGCAAATTGTGCTTCCGATTTTTTTAGTTCGGCGTTTGATTCTTTCATAGCATTAGTAGATTGATCGTAAGCTAGTTTATTTTTCTTATTTGTTTCTACTAGTTTTTCATAAGCACGTTCTACATCTTTAACACGACTTACTGCATTTTGATAATCTGCATTTAATCTTGATAAATCATTTTTAGACTGTACAAACATTTGATTCTGAACTTTTAACTTCTCATTCAAACCTTTTAACGTTGCTTCGTATTTCTCCATAGACTTTTCTGAATTATCAAAGGCAGATAGGTTTGCCTTCATTTCACTATTTACGACACCTAATTGTCGTTTCAAGCCTTTCATACCTTCTTGAACGCCAATCGCATCAAGTGACATCTCTAAGGTTAAACCTTGTAACTTTTCATCCATTTATATTTACCTCCTTTCTAACCACCGAACAATAATTTTAAATCTTTACCTGTGTAAACTTTATCGGTGCTTAATTTTTGTTGTTGAGACGCTTCATCTTCTTTATTTAAAGCAAGTAAGTCTAATACTTCGAAATAAGGTTGTTGTTTTACTTCTATGATTGTCCATCCGTACTTTTCCATACAGTACATTTGTATCTTTTTAATGTTCGATAAAATATCTTTTATTGAAATTACTTTCCTGTCTTTCCCGCTTCTTCTGTTTCAATTTCTGTATCTTCTTCATCATCACCGTTGACTTCTCGAAAGATATCTTGAATCGCTTTTGTATATATTTTTGTACTCATATTAGTTAGGATTGTTTCTTCTGTTAAGCCTTCTTCTTTGAATAAGTCGACAAGCAATTGACGTTCTTTTGCTCTGACTTTACTTGCATCAGGTTTCTCTTTCTCACGTTCCTTTTCTACCGCTTCTAAATACGTATAGCATTTTTCAGCTTCTCCTACTGTGATAAAGTCCTTTTTGTAGCTTTCAGTTTTACCAGTTTTTTTATTCTTAATTTCAAATCTAATCATTGTATTAGCTCCTTTTCTTCAAATAAAAAAGACACAGTAATAATTACTGTGCCTCGTCTTTGTTTGTAGTAGTTGGTTTCGTTTTAAATTCGGGTACGTCTACATAATCTGACACCTTTTCATTTTTAACATGTGCTACTCTGAATGTACCTTCAGGATATACTGTATTAGGTTCAAGATTATTAATGGTTACTTTAGATGTACCATCATCATTTAACTTTGCTTCTCCCACTACATTGTCTTTTTTATCGTATACTTTTAATTTTGTAACCATAATTTATCACTCTACTTATTGATGATTTACACTAGTTGTTGCTTCATGTGTTTCAGATGGATTACTATCTGAATGTGTTAAATTACTTACTTCATGCGCTTCAGTTGGATGAGATTCGTCAATAATACCATGATCAGTGTTACCGTTAAATTCTGATTCGCTGTGTTTGTCAGTTGCTAATATTGGTTTAGTGTAACCAACGAACACTTTTTGTAAGAATTTGTCTGCGCCTTGTTTACCTTCGTGATAACCATAAGCGACACCAGTCACATTGCCATCAACTTCAATTTTACGGTTCATCCAATCTCCTACAAGTTTTGTAACTTCAGGCGCTTCTGCTTTTTCGCCTTTAGTTTTGAATTCTAAGTTATCTAAACTAAATACACCTTTCATTAATGAACAATAAATCGGTTCGCCTGTGATACCGTCTTGAGATTCACCTACAACAGTTACATATGGCGCACGTGTATCTTCTCCTACCCATGCAGTGCCGTTAGCGTCTTTTTTACGTCCAATTACAGTATTTAATTCGTCAGAAGGTACGTTGAATACTTCTAAATCAGATTTAATTTCGTTTGTACCTTGTTTTTTAATCCATACACGTTTATTTGATGCAAACATGTCTACTTTATCAGGTGCTAAACCTGTAATGTTCATACGAACAGTACCACCTTTGTCATCTTCCCATGTATATAACTCTGTTACTTTTTCCGCTTTATTGTCGAATACACCGACATAGATTCGTTTAAATCCAGCTACATATGATCCCATTCTTTTGCCTCCAATTTTTATAAAAATAAAAAAACACACCTAATCGATGTGTTTTTCTTTATAATATTGATTTTTAGGTACGCCTTGATATCGTCGTGACATCACATACCGTTTTGTTTCTTTAAAATACGTATCAAGTTTGCTTGATGCAGGTAATAAATCATTTTCCCACATTAAGCGTCTGATTCGTTTTGTGATATCTATTGTTTTCTGATGATGATATGTTTCAACATCTACCTGTATTAAATATTCTTCAGACAGATAGTTATCAGATACAGTCGTTTTTGGTTCGTCGTAGATAGGAGTTAAAATCACAAAACTATTTGTAATGTCTGCGTTTTTTGACGTTTCATAAAAATAAACTCTATTATCTAATTCGGATTTTAAAAATTCATCTTCTAGAATTAACGTCCTTATTATGTTTAAAATATTCATAGTTTTTTCTTCAACTCCTTAATAACGATATTTCGATATTCTGATTCTACTTCTTTTAAGGTTTTAGCAATCACACCAAAACCACGTGGCGTGTATTTTTTACCATTTCTTGTATAACCATGTTCATTTAAGTGAATAATTCTATATCTACCTGTTGGCCCTTTCCATTTAATACTTTTAGCTCTTAAAACAGAAATATTTTTGCTATATGGTTTTGTCACAGACATTTCTTTGATAGTGTTACCAGTTGCTTTAAAACTTTCAAAGTTACTTTTTAATGCTTTCAACAACACTTCAGAACCTTTATTTAATGCTTCATCTTCAATTTGAACCAACTCTTTTGAACTAAATCGTTTTTCTAATTGCGATAATACTTCATCCATACCTTTAACTTCTACACTCATACTTCAGATACCAACAAAGTGATGTAGTGTTCTCTAGGATGATTCACTCTAATTTCTTTAATAGCAAATAATTTATCTCTATAAATTGCTTTATCGATTTTTATCATATGATTAGATTTAACGATATAGAATTCAGAAGCATCTCTAATAACAACATTCAACGTAATTTTAGTTTCATTCGATTTTAATATTTCCATATCTTTTATGACTGGACTGTATATTTTACAAAAACAACTATATAGCGTTTCTTCTTCGTTTTCGTCGGGATATGGCCCATTGTTAACATATTTAAAAAAGGTAAGATGATTTTTAAATTCATTGAATTCCATAAAATCACCTCACCATTTTTTTAATTTAAGTATCATAGATTGTAAAGTTTTTTCATTAAATGCTTTTGATTTATATATTTCAGTTATAAAGCCACGTGTTTCAAAATCTCTAGTGACAATATACTTTATGGCAGTCATAAAAAGCGAATACTCTTTATCACTTTCAGTATATTCAGGTACACCACTCAATAATAATTCAGCTTTAGCAGATTCGATTAAATCAGTAATTACACTATCTTCAAAGTTATAATCTACTCTTAACCATTTTTTCAAATCTTCTAAATTCATTCTGCATCGCCCCTAATTTGTAGATATAACCGCTGATCTAGTATTCGGTCTAACATCTACATTTTGGGGATTATAAGGGAGTATTATCCACCTTTGCAATACGGAACGCACTGTCTAAGATACGTTGTTGGTCATACCAAGCTGTTAATACGAATAAATATTCACCGTGTTTAACATCTTTATCAGTATCAAAAGTAATGCCATTATAGTTGATACCAAAGTAATTAAAATCTCCGACAACTGGATGAGTTGCAGCATCTGTAAAGATAACTGGTTTACCAAATACTTTTTCTGGAGTTGCTTCAAATAACGCAGTAGAACCATTCGCTAAAGTAGTAATAATATCTACATATTCAGCATATCTCATGTAAATACTTGCATTTTCTCTAAAATCTTCGTGTAAATCAGCTAATGCTTTAGTAATTGCTTCATAAGTAGTTTTTCCATTAACTGATTTCACTTTATCTCCAATATAAAATGACATATGTTGAGATTCAGAAGTTGAAATAATAGAAAATGCATCTTTACGCTCTTTAGCTGCTAAACCGGATTGTAAAGCATTTTCAATATAATTGACTAAATCAACATCTGAACCATGAATAATAGAATCAGATACTGATGCTAATACTTTAAATTTGTTTGAACCAAACTTTACTGTATCACCTTTTAATTTAATTTCTTTAGCTACATCTTCGTCAGTAATAAAATTATCGTCGTCTAATGTATAAGCAATACGTGGTAATTCTAAGCCTTTAATATTTGTTAATCGTGCTTTTTCACGTAATTTATTTTCCACAAAAGGTTCCGATACAATTTCATTTGATAATAAAGTAGGTAAGAATTTATCTCCACCACTTTCATTTCCATCAGGTAAAGCAATTAAAGCTTTTTTGGCTTCATGTGATGGTGCTTTAAACTCATCAGGTTTTAAAGCGTGACGATAAAATTCTGCTTTTGCTTTAATTAATTTTTCATCGTTATTTAATTTTTGATAAGCAGAAGTTTTGTCGTTTAATTTCGCTTTTTCTTTTTGTTCAATTTCTTTTACTTGTTGTTCAACGATTTCATAACGTTGTTGTAAACCTTCTTTTTCACTTCTTAATTTCTCAATATCCTTAATATCTACATTAGGATTTGAAGCTTGTTTACTTAATTCTTCATTTTTGTTTGATAATTGTTGTCCAATCATTCCTAACGATTGTTTTAATTCAAATAATGTTGGCATTCGTTTACCCTCCTATAAATTAAGTGTGAGTTTTAAAGTTTCACACTCTTTTATAATTTTTCGTCTTAATTTTTGTTCTTCTAAGTGCTTTGTTACATTATTGTCTTGTTTTGTAATGGATGAAGGTACAGATTTAAATAACTTATAGCGTTCATCAGATATGCTTGCTGCGATTTCATTAGGCTCTAAAATTTCATCAATAAATCCTTTTTCTAACGCTTCACTTGCAGTAAGCCATGTTTCAGCATCTAATAATTCTTTCAGTTCTTCTTCGCTAATATTAAGCGCTCTATCTAAATATGCTTGATTACTTGCTTCATCCGTTTTATCTAATAAATCTGCTGTATCACGTAATTCTTTAGCATTACCTACTGTCATAATCCATGAATTATGAATCATCAAAAAGCTGTTTTTGTGCATAAAAATAGTGTCACCACTCATAGCGATCACACTTGCGATTGATGCAGCCAATGCATCAATATAGATATTAATTTTTGCTTTATGCATTTTAAGCATATTGTAGATAGCATGACCTTCAAACACGTTACCACCCGACGAGTTTATGTGAACATCTATTTCAGAAACATTCCCTAATTCATCTAATTGTTGCTTAAATCCAGGTGCTGTTACTTCATTTGCAAACCATTCTTCACTCACAATATCTCCATAAATGAAAATCTCGCCTTTTTTATCCGTTTTCTTTTTGATTTGAAAATATTTTTTCGTTGTCATCTTTATCACCACCTTTCAATGATTTACGTAACTCTAGTGGTGTATCAATTGGATATAAGTCGCCACTAATAAATGGTTTATCGCCATTTTCGACTGGCGGTAAATCTTCAAGTTCTCGAATTTCATTGATAGTGTAATAACCACTCCGAACTGCTTTAAAGTAAACTTCAGCTTGTGTAGCACTATCTGCACGTAAATATGCTTTTACATTGAATTTGAAATATCTATTTTTCTTACGGTCTAAAGGTGTCAAAAGTTTACGATTAAATTCTGATTCGTATTGTTTAATAATAGAAATTAAAGTGTGTTGTAAGAAAAATCGATTTAATTCTTCATTCTTCGTAAAGTTACTACTTTCATTAGCATTTAAGAACACTGCAGGTAGTTGAAAGACATTCGCTACACGTTCCCTAGTAAGATTTTCACTTGCAACAATATCTTCAGAAACATATTTCTTAGGTATTGGATCAATCTCTACACCAGGCTCTTGAAATAAAATACCGCCATTCTCTTCGTAGAATTTTTTAAAATTTTCGATTACACTTTGACGTTTTTTCATATCAATATTTGAACCGTATTTAAGTACAAACGAGTCAGGCTTTTGCATTTCTGATAAATTGAATTTACGTATAGCAGCATCAAAGTCTGTTGTATTTTTAAGCACATCAATAGGACTTATCCCTTTTAACATATTTGAGCCTACAATGTGTTTAAAATGCAACATATCCATATTATGAATGATAAGTTTGTTACCAGAAGCAGCGTGAATAATGTAATAGACTTCTCTACTATTATTTTCTATTGCTATATTTACTATGTCTGAATTTAGTAAATATAGTTTGCTAGGTTGCGAAAATGTATCTCGTTCAATCAATACATATGCATTACCTTTTTCATTTCTTACCGTTTCAATTTGATTGATAAAATCATAACTACTTAATGAGTTATTAGGACTAATTGTTAATAGTTCAGATACATTTGTGTTTATGACTTTATAATCTTCATATAACTTAATTGGCATGCTAGATAATGAATTTGCTAACCTAGTTACTGCAGAAAAAATAGTTTCATTGGTTTCTAAAGTATTATTGATATTTCCCCAAAATGATTTGTTATGCCATGGCGAGAAATCATAAAGTTTATTACTTGTTTCATCTATCCAATTATCAATTAATCTACGCTTTATCCTAGTAAAGATGTTCACACTTGCGATTTTAATCACCTCCTTAATCCATTAAGTCTTTAATACTTAAAAATTCAATATTTCCCGTGTTACTTTCTTCAGTGAGTTTATTCATAATATCGGTATACGTATTTAGTAAGGCTGCAAAGCCATCTATTTTACGATATCGACTTTGTTTAGATGGTAACCAGTTCCCGTTTCTATCAAGTTTTAATTTCACATTGTTTACGTACCATTTAAATAATGGATTATTATTATAGATTACTTTGCCATCTAAAAATAACTCTTTTAACGATTTTAAAGCAGGACTTAATGTTAATGCGCCCTGCCTTGTTTCTTCAGTAACAAACCCATAATTCTTTAACTCTTGATTAAGTCTAAATGCGTTCGCTCTGTCATATGTAATTTTTTCTACTGGATGATGTTCATTCACTTTTAATATCCAATCATATACATCTGTATAATCTATATAAGGTTTATCTTGTATAGTCAGATATCCTGCTTCTTCCCATTCTCTATATGGTATTTTTTCATTCGATAAATCTACTTTATGTTTTGGTATCCATGAGTGACTTAATACTGCAATCTTTCCATTTTCAAGTGCAAATGTAGCACAAGCAGATGTAAAATCTTCCGTTTCAGATAAGTCATAACCCACTGTACATGGATGATTTTCTAATTCATTAAAAGTGATCACTTCATTATTTTTAGATAATGTTGTATGGTCTATAAAACTCATCTCATCATTATTAGCAAAGATATTAAATCGTTTAGTAATAAAATCGCCACGTTCTGCGGGAATACGCTTTGCTTTTATCCACTCTTCTTTCATAACTTCAATATCAATCGACACACCAATATTTGGATTAGCTTTAATCCAGTTTTCACTATCATTAATATCATCTTCATCATCTAAAGAAGCTAAGTAATAAAAAGTGCGTTCATCTTCAATAATTCCATTTAATGTATCTTTTCCCGCTTCTACCATGTCTACAAGTGGTCCATTTAACTGGAAACCTGCAGTAGTGATATAAATCAATAATGGTTGTAAACGTGCTGCTCTTGAGTTTTTAATGACTGATATAAGTTTATAATCTTTAAATTCGTGTATTTCATCAAAAATACCTATATGTGTGTTTAGTCCATCTAGTTTTTCACTGTCTGATGCTTGCGGTTCAATCTTAGATATCGTCTTATCATAATGAATCGCATCACGTAATGATCTAAAATTTTTCTTTAGGACTGGACTAGCTTTAATCATAGCTTTGGACTCATCAAATAATAATCGTGCTTGTTTCATAGTGTTTGCTAACATATGAATTTCAGCACCATTTTCTCCATCTTGCGACACACCATAGTTAGCAAGCCCTGAAATAGTCGTTGTTTTACCATTCTTACGCCCAACAAATACAAGGGCTTCTTTAAATCGTCTTAACTTTGTTTCTTTGTGTACCCAACCAAATAGGCTACCAATAATAAAATGTTGCCATGGTTGTAGTATTAATTGATTATTTGCACCCTTTGATGGTTTACAAAATTTCTCTATAAAACGTATTGGTCTATGTGCTAATTCTTCATCAAAAATCCACTTTTCATGGCCTTTTAAGTATTTAAGGTGTCGCTCACATTCTTTTATCACGTATTTATTTGCGACAATCTTACCTGCTACTACTTGTTTGGCATACCATGTCGTTAACAGTTTAGGTGATGGTTTATTTAATATTTTAATAGTCACCGAAACCATCTTCTTGTTGTTGAACTATTTTTTCTCTTTGCGCAGGAGTTAAACCTAATGACTTTAACAAGTTATTCAACGTTTGAACAGTCTTAGTTAATTCAATACTAAGTGGATTTTTAACAATATTTGTTGCACCTGCTTTATTTGTATGACTCATCATTAAATCACTATCTTTTAACTCGTCTCTTAATCGACAATAAAATTCGTAAGTTTCTAAATATAAAGAAATAAGTATGTCATCAGATTTTTGATAATCATCAATATATTGAATTAGCTTATTTTTTGTTATTTTCATAGTTAGCCCCCTTTCATGAAAAAGTTATCCGCATTGCAAACGAAGGTCCCCCCGCCGGTCCCCGTCAGAATCGCTTTTTGCTCGCTTGGTAGGGGGGTACAAAAATTATTTATTTTGAAATTCAAAACAATTTTAATTTTTAAACTTTCATCACTCTTACATTTCTCTCGTTCGTTTTGTCGTTATCGTTAGCATGAATTTTATTATGACAGTCCTGGCACACTGATATTAAATTATCCAGGTCTAATGCTTTAGTAAAATCAGTATCTACGTAAACAATGTGATGGACTATCTTAGCATTGGTTATCTTGTTATGTGCTAGACACTTCTGACATAGATAGTTATCCCTATCAAGTGCCATATTCCTTAACTTGCTCCAAGCTTTTGAATGATAGAACCAGTCATACTCATATTGCTTACGTCCGTTCTTACCTTTACCTACAATTCTAGCCATACCTACACCACCTTTATAGGTATAATAAAAAGACGTACCACATAAATGATACGCCTTCTGATAAGTATTCGTCTTAGTGTATAAGTCTATCTAATCCACACTATCATAATATATTTAAAATACATTTCAAATGCACAATTAATGCACAAACTTATTTCATTCCCACATGCATAGCTACTGCCTTTACAAAGTTTCTTCTAATACTTGATACAGTATTGCGGTGCATATGACATTCACTAGCAATCTGTTCCATCTTTAGTTTCCTGTCTTTATTCCAGTACTTTAACTCAATAACTTTCTTACGATCATCAGACAATCTATTGTACACATACTCGACTGCTTCAACCATTTCTTCTAGGTTACGCAGCATCTTGTTCGTGAGCAATCGTGTTGCCATGACTTCTGTTGTTCTAACTGGTAATCCTTTTTCTAATGGACCATAGATAATATTTTCATCTGTTGGTTTGCTAGGATTTAATATCGCCAATCTTAGTCTATCTATTTCTTTTTTATTTTCAGAATGACTATATATTTCTGATTCTATATATTTGAAGGTTCCAGGTTTAATTTCATAAGTTGTAGACATTTCTGACCTCCATTCTAAAACTACGTATTTTCAATTTCAGCAGTTATTAATATACTCTTATCATTTTTATAATCATCACTTAATTTTCCCGGATTTATAGCTGTATTAATTGGCCTTAATATTATGTTAAAATTATCCTTATAAAAATTATCATATTGATCGAAATATGTAATAGAAAACTTCAATTTAGGTAAATGAATTAAAGCATAAGTATAAAATAAAAAATAATTTATTAACTTCAAATCTGATTCATTTATTGAAACTTTTATAAAATCATTACTTTTAAGTAAATCAAATTTATAATGATGTGGCATCTCATCTTCATTATTAAAACTCACTACTTTCGGAGAATCTTTATCTTCTTCATATAATCTATATACTGTTGTATTTCCATTTATTTCTCCTCTTTTCAATTCATGTGGAAGCTTATGAGATTCGTCAAATTTTTTTAATTTTTCATCTGCATTAATATAAGTATTTACAACTTCTATCTTTTTAGCCATACTTTTTCCAATATTTCTAAATCTCAAATATACTCTAATATTATACTCATAATCTGTTCCAAGTAGTTGTTTTTGAATATCATCTTCATAAACCCACTTTACATTTAACAAGTCTTTGGTATAAGTAGAATCATATTGGAATATTAATTCAGGAGATTCAACTACTATATAAGGTCTTTCTTCTTTTATTCTACGCTCAAAGTTATCATCATTTAGTTTTTCTTGAAATTTTCTTGATTCTTCCGCTAATTCTTTTTGAAATTTATGTGATTCTTTAGCTGTTCTTTCTTGAAACTTTTGAGATTCTTCATCTTGTTTTTTCTGAAAATCTTTTGTCTCTTTTGCTTGCATCTCTTGAAATTCCTGAGATTTTTCATCTTGCTTTTTTTGAAAATTTTTAGTTAATAAATATACAATAATAACAGCTACTGCATTGATAACACCACTTATTATAGTAGCCAAATTAGATGCTTGAGCACCACTTTCAGTAGCTAAAAGACAAAACATATTATAATTCACATTAAAAATCTCCTTTTTCATTTAATTGTAAACTACAATTAAATATTTAACTAGAATGTTTTTTTAACTGTTTATATCTTTCAATAGCTTCTTCTCTACTCCCTGCTTCAATCACATAAAACTTTTCATTAATCCGTTGCTGCATTATTTCAATGAATTCATCATTATTATCCATCACTCTAATAATATAATCTTTAACTACTCCCTCTTTAACTCCTAGATCTAATGACTTAATAGAATATACTGCGTTCTGTGTACCAATCATATTTACTCGTAATTCTCTAGTCTTAATCTTTAATTCGGCTATTTCAAATAGAGATACTAGAAATAGTAATGTGATTAATATTTCTAAATAATGATATGAACTTGCATATGTAATCGCTATGCTTAAACTTACTTCTGCGATTAAGAATAAACAAATTTTTAATATTTTATTACTTAAATAGCTATATAAACAAAAAGGTATTAATGTAAAAATTGTTGTTAAAATTATAATTGTTAATTCTGTCATTTTTACTCCTCGATTCTTTAATTAATCTTTAGTATGGAAAATGCTTTAATAATAGTTAAGGTATTAATTTAATTTCTTATATCAAATAAAAGGAGATTTTCAAATTGTTATTCATTAGTATTGGTTCTTTATTTATAGCTTTATTATCATTATTCGTAAGTGCTTATAATGTTTTACGTACTTGGGAAAGACAAAAATTTAGTCTTAATTATCAAATAACAAACTGTTTTTTCATTCCAGGCGGTGACTTTTATGCGCATTTTGAAATCATCAATAATTCTTCAGAGCCTATTTCTATTACAGGTATTTCTATCAATAAAAATATATGCAGTACAGATGAAAGAATAATTCTTTCTACTAAACATGGACCTAAGCTTAAGACTCATCAAATACCTATTCGTATTGAAAGTTATGGAGCAACTCGCTTTTATTGTTATTTTGAATTAGAACATAATTTTTATTTCTATCAAGGAATTAACTTAGAATTAAGAACATCTCGTGGAATAATTTCTTCTCATATTGAAACTGAAGATGGTTTCTTACTTTCCATAGCAGACTTAATTGAAAAACATAAAAATAAAGCTAATATATAAACCTAATTTAAATCACTATCCTTAACAAAAGTACCGTTAATAGTTTTACCTTTTCTATTTTTAATTTCATCATAGGCGTATTGTAAACATTCTTCTAAAGTCCAACCTTGTTGTTGTGCTAAGATTATTAATGTCACTACAGTATCGCCTATCCCATCTTTTAATGCGTCCATTTGTCCACGAGATAATGCTGCAGCTATTTCACCCGCTTCTTCATAGAATTTAAGTGTTTGTCTATCTGAATTACCATTGTGTAAGTTTTTATCTACGCTCCATGTTTCAACTTGTTTTACTAATTGATCTAATGTGTTAGTCATTTTTTCTTCTCCATTAATAATTTTCAATACTTTTTCTACTGAAAGATATCCGATTGGTTCACTTATAAGATGATTTATTCCATTGATTTGTTTACATTTTGCAAGTTCATATAAACCTTCTTTATATCCGTAAGAAATTTGATGTTTCACTACACTGAAATAATTATCTGTATCATCTGTTTTAAATAGATATTGCATTCCATCATAAAGTCTTTGATGTCTAATGTAGTTCTTATTAGATAAAAACTTATTTTCTACTGCTTCCATCCCTTAAACACTTCCTATTTATAATTTTATTTTCTTTGGACACTCGTATTGTTACATGTATATTTGTCATACGAATAACAAACCCTTCAATGCCCATAGCCTTTAGTTCGTGCTGAACTTCAGTAGGCGATTTACCTTTTGTTTGATACTTGTATGTCTGTTTTACTGTTTCATTTAACTTTAGGACACTACTCATGCGTTCAATTCCTCATATTCATCTGCCCACATATACATCAGTCCTTTATTCACACAACGATTATTGCACCTTCTCGCAATATGACGTCTATCAATAAATAACATGCTAGATGCTTCTACCGTACTAGCAAATTCTTCTACGATTTCGTTATTACTATCAATGAGATAGAGTGCTTTGGCTCTACCGTCATTCTTGCGATATAATCTATATTTTTTGAAGGTCGTTGAGAATAAATTATCTGCAGTAATATTGTTATATTTACTATCTTTCGGATAAGCATGATAGCCACTCTTTAAATTTTTGATAAATGTTTCAAATACGATATCTGCAGCACGGTATTTCTTATTTTTATAAATCACTGTTAATACACCTTTACATCCATTACCAAATTTAAATTTGCCATTCGGTAATCTCATTCTTCCTAGATTGCTTACGTATAGATCGTACTTGTCACTATACTTCCATATTTCATGTTGTGGACTTACTTTTTCATTAAAATCTTGTTTCTTTTTCAATCTAGGTAATGATTTAGTAAAAAAGCATCTTAACTTCTCATTATATACACCGTTCTCTTTTTGATAACACAGTGTATTAAGTGGGATATCAGTAATATGGTGCAAATGTTTTAATGTTGTTTTTGTTACGGTATGAGTAAATGGCTCGTACATATACACCATACTTACTCCTCCCAACTTTTGATAGCAAACTCAATACTTTGTTTCGCTTTCTTTAAATCTTCTAAACCATTTTTTCTAGGTGATCGCATTAAGTATTTAAGTGCATTGCCTACGTGATAAAAAACTGAAGCGGATTTATATGTTTTTCCAACCGCTTCAATAATGGCATGTGCGTTAAACTTATCGAATTGATAGTGTGGTGGCTGGTGTACCATGTCAACTTTACGAGTAAAAGGTTTATTCACTTTCATAAAGTCGTAATTATCATTAATGGTAAACTTTTTACCATTAGCATTTTCTACATCTGCATACCACTTTGTTTGCATACCTTCATTCTTTGCATATACACGTGTGACTATTCCAGTATGTGATGTTTTGTACTCTTTTGTAGTGATTTGAAATTTGACAATGTCATTTATATTTAAATCAATTATTCTAATATTCTGCATTTTCATTACCTTCTAACTTTTGGGAAAATATCATTCTCTACTAGATACCTAAACCACTTACTACTGATTCTATGTTCTTTAAGTAACTGTTCACATCTAATACGATGGTTTATTCTTTGTTGCCTACGTTCGTTCCTTAACGCTCTTTCATGTGCTGCTCTTATTCTTATGAGTTGCATATATTGTTCATCAGATAATCTACCTTCATTACGCTCATAGGTTTGTGTCATACTTATAGACTCCCTTCCCATAAATTAACTCTGAACCACGTAATCCTTTTTTATATCGTCGTCTTACCGCCGTATCTGATACTGGAAAATATTTATATACATCACATAATCGGTAGCTTTTACCATTCAAATACACTCTAGGTATCGATTTTATTTTTTCTCTTGTCATTTATAATTCCTCCACTTCTAAGATGATTTTTGGTTGTTCTGCATATTGTTTAAAACTATAAATTTCTACAATTTGATTATCGTCTTTCCACAATCTATTGTTCGCTGCATCTAATACAGTTTTTATTAAATTATCTATATCAGGCTTTGTCCTTTTATACTGACCTATTGCTAGTAATTTTTGATTTTTACTCCAACTTTTTGGAGGGATAAAGTAGAAAAACAATGATACTTTTAAACTGCTAGTGAGTAATAATTTAGGCATTTGTTTTCTAATATAATCTTTATGATTCATATAGGAAGTTGGCATATAGGTTTGTACAAATCTTCCAGCGTTTCTAAATCGTGGCCTAGGTGATCCAATAGGTGCTTTAAAATTTTCATTAAATTTAATCTCTATTCTCAAGTTGTTCACTTCCTACAACAAAAATTCATCTATGGTTGTTTGATATTGTAACTCTTTTTGCTTAAATAATTTATGCTTTCGTTTCATCTCTGCTAGTTCATCTTTTGTTACAAACTGTTTAAAGTGCTTTTCAGCCATACCACCTAAGTTAGTTAAGTAGAAAGTGCCATCATCTCTAGGTAGCACTCTCAACAATTTCCAACCGTCACTTTCAAATAAGTCGTAGGCGTTAGGTTGATTTTCTCTAATGCCCATATTCAACCACAGCCTTCCTATTTCGATGTTCTTCCAACTTATGATTGATTAGGTCAACCAATGCTTTTTCATTACCATTTGCCCATCTAATTAATTTCTGAGCATATATATCTGAACACTCAAGTATTTTTTTAACATTATCCTTTGTAATCAAAATCTCAGCCCCTTAGTTCTATAATCTTGACCGTCCATTTTGATTAGCGTTGTATTGCTCATGATTCTACTAAATATACGTTGCAAATCTTTACTTCTAGTCATTTCTTTTTCATCTAAGTTAGTAGTGAATATATTGTGTTTACCAATACGACTTTCTATCAATTCAAACATCTTGCTAGTAGCAAAATCATTCATATTAATTCCGTAGTCGTCAAACACCATCAAATCTACATCACTAATGATTTTTGCTAATTCTTGTTCAGTCATATTAGTATCGTTGTTATATGTATTTTTAATTGTTGAAATAAGCTGTGGCACATTCATATAGAGAACAGTAAAACCTTTTGCTTTAATTTCTTTAACGATACTCATAGATAAGTGTGATTTCCCTGTTCCAAATGAACCTTGGATGAGTAGTGATTGCTTATTGTCTAAGTTGAAGCTATCAGCGTATTTTTTACATATGCGTTTTGCTTTAGCTAATTGTGGTTGAGTATTATTATCTATCTCATAATTATCAAATGTAGCATTTGCTAGTGACTGATTGATAATAGATTGTTTAAATATCTTCTCAGATTTTATACGTTTTTGTTTCTTGTGATAGTTTTCAGTTGATTGTCTAGCAAACTCTTTCATCTCACAATCACAACCAAATTTGACTTTTTGTATTGATCCATCTTGTTTTTCAAGCTCGTAGTAGTCATAGTTACGACTACACTTTTCACACTTCAAACCTTTTTCTTTTTTAATAACCTTACTTTTAAATTTAGGTGGTTTAGCTATATTTTTAAATGCTTGCATGATATCACTCCTTTAAAACGGTAGATTTTCCATATCAGATTGTGCAGCTCTTTCAAATGCTTCAGTATATTGATTTGTGTTTTTATCAATTTCTTCAGAATAATCATTTAGAAAACTTTCTTGCGATAAAAATGTTTTAGGATATTTCTGATATTGTTTATTAGTAATCGTTTTAAGATATGCTTGAGTTCCATTCATTATAGTTTCGAACTTATGCTTTTTAAGCGCTGATTTAAATAAGCTGAATGCTTTCTTCTTATCTAGTTTCTTATCATATAAATTCCACCATTGGTTAAATTGAACTTGCGTAACATCAGTTGCGCTATTATGAGTAGTCTCTGATGAAGTCTCTGTGTAGTCTCTGGTATTGGTCGTCTCTTTTTGATACACTCCATCGTCTCTTTTTGATACGCTCGTTGTATCATTTTGATACGATGGTTGTATCATATCTTCTAAGCATTGATAATTTATGCTATACCATTTTGTTTTATCGAATTTTGCTTTATTATAATTTCCTACATATAGTAATTTTTTCTTTTCTAAACTATAGATAGTTCTTTTTATTGTTATTACTGACCAAAATGGAAATTGTTTTTGCCATTCTGAAAAAGAATTATAAATCCAATTTTTGTTATCATATTTGTGTTTACTATCTTTTAACCAATAATGAATTTGTTGTAATATAATTGCTTCATTTAATCCAATTTTCTCTGCAAGCTTTGGCAAGACTAAAATAGGATAATCATCTATTAATTGATTAGACATTTTAACCTCTCCTTTCTGATATAATTTAAGTAAACTTTTAAATATATATAGGTGGTGCATTTAATGTATAAAAATTATTCTTATTTAATTCAAAAACAAATAAATAATATTAACGCTCACAATGTTCATTTATCTTCCACAGTTAAAAAAGCTTTAGAAGTTACTAATTCTCCTGGTTACAAACGTACTATTGTAACTATTGATTCACTTATGCCTCAAATTAAACCCATATTAAATGTTTATAATAGTAATCCAACATTGATGAACGACTTAAAAACAATTAATAATGCACTTCCAAAGAACTTTCCATTTGAAAATACCTTTTATTCCAATCCTACTAAAGTAATTTCTAGGATTAACGCTAAGCAATTAATACAAATAAATAAGGTGATTGAAAACTATCAAAATCAATTCAAAAGTAGTTTGTTTTCTAATTCGGTACTTGAACGAATAAAACGATCAATAGATGTAAATATTAATTCAGATTTAATCGATAACTCATTTAAAATTTTAAGATATGAATATGTTAAAAATACACTTTTTTATAATAATTCGATTAGACAAATAAAGTGGGAGCCAGTAATTACAAATTCATTCAATACTTTTAAAGAGTTTGGAGAAATTAGGGATGACGTTATAAATACATCTGAAAATAGTAACCTACAAAAAGCTATAGATCCGATGTTTAAGGGTTGGTTGTTAAGCCACATTGGCGAAGAAATTGATGAATTAACTAATCATTATATTACTTTTCTAGCTAACGTCCTGCTTCCCTTTATTCCACATGAATATAGAGCTATGTGTTTCTACGTCATAATTTTTATAGTTTCCTATAATAAATCTAATAGGTAGAATTTAGCCTTTGCCTTTTCAACATTCTATTCAACCTTTCATCTACTGCTATCCAACTATCTTTCAAGTGGTATTTATTATTAAATGCTTTAATACCACTTGAATGTTGTTCTTGATGATGTTCTCTACACAGGCACAGTACTTCATAGCCGTAGTAATCCATTTTTCTACGATTAGCGCCCCGTCCTATCGCTTTATGGTGTGCTAACTCTCCACGTTTACCACAAATTACACAGTTACGATTAATCGTTGCCCAGTACAGAAAAGATTTATCGTTTTTGAGTAAGTCACTTGTTTTGTAGTTAAGTGGGATATTATTATGAAACACCCAGTCCAGTATCACTTCTATAACTTGTCTAGCTTGCTCTCTTGAACAATTGCTTAAAGAAATATGTTTATCATACCCATATAAGAATGTTACGTAGTCTTGAAACATTTCTCTCATATATTCTCTAGGTTGGCCTGTATAACTCTCTATGTCATTACAAAGTGCAAATACTTTTCGACGCTGCTTATCAGTGATTAAGAATGGATCAACTAGTTTAACTTCACATTCTACTTCTAAATCGTTATCAAGTAATAATGATGTTTTATTATCTATTTCTACATTCTCAATGACAACGGTAGTTGTACCGTTATCTTGAGTAATGTAATTTCTTATTTTAGGCATCTATATCAACTTCTCTACTTTGTATTTATTGCCATTTACATCGGTTAACTTTGAACAATTATTTTTTAACCGGCTACTTACATAGCCTTTATTCCGTCCTAAGAATTCACTTGCTCTACTCATGCTGATAAACTCGTATTCAATATCTAAGTGATTAATTAGTTTTACAGCCATATTAGTAGTTGTTAATCCTGTTTCTAAAGCGTGCATATTATTTTCTAAGTGATTGCACCATTCAAGATTTTCTACATTATTATTTTTAGGATTTCCGTCTATATGATTGATACAGTTCTTGTTTTTCACAACTGGTATAAATGCTTTTGCAACTAACCTATGAACTAAGTAATAGTTTGGTTTCCCATCTTTCCAAAGTGCCACTCTTACATCTCTACCATTAGGTGTTTTATCTTTTAAATAACGTTGCTTCCAATGTCTAACGCCGTGTTTCTTTGTATAAGTGGTTTTATATTTATGAGTTCTTATTTTACCTTTGTTACTGACTTCGTAAATACCTTCGTAACCTACAACATCTCTCCATTCTTCGTTCATCCAATCACCTTATCAAAACGGGAGATCATCCGAACTAATCTCTATAGGACCATTAGCATTAGCAAATGGAGCATTCCCAGCTGGTACTTGTCTATGTTGTTGAGATGAGTTATTTTGTTGACTATTACCTTTACTATCTAAAAAATGAACTCTTTCAGCTACAACTTCAGTGACATATATTCTTTGTCCTTCATTATTTTCATAATTACGTGTCTGAATACGTCCTTCTACTCCAACAAGTGAACCTTTACTTAAATAATTATTCACGTTGTCTGCTTGCTTTTTGAATGTAACTACATTGATAAAATCCGCTTCACGTTCTCCATTTGAATTAGTAAATGTCCTATTTACTGCTAAAGTAAAAGTCGATACGCTAATTCCATTAGGCGTTGTTCTATATTCAGGATTTTTAGTCAATCTTCCTACTAAAACTACTTTATTTATCATGATTCAATTCCTCCTAGCCATCTTCTGATTAAGTTTCTAGTTTTAATAATCTGTTGTTTATCTAAAATGTTTACGTCCATCATTTTCAATTTGCTTATTTCATCTTTATATTTTTCTGAAAGTCCGCTATTTTCTGCAATTTGTATAAATTTATTTACTTCATCTCGTAGTATGTCCTTTAATTGATTACTTGAATTTGCGTACTTTTCTTGTTTTTCTTTAGCATCTGCATCATCTTCATCAGTTGGGATATTGAAAAATTTCATTAAGAAATATCGTTCCGCATATGTAAGTCCTGTACCATGTGCTTTTGACACATCATCTTGTTGACCTACTGCATAAAATGGTATTTCTAATTGTTCTTCAGGTTTATCTGCATTAATCCATACATAAGTAAGTTTCATTTCAACTACAAATTCTGTAACTGTAATTTCACGTTTAGCTTTTTGATTGAAGCGGGTAACTTGTATTTGCTTATAATTTTCTTCAGTTGTTTTTGGAATGAGTAATAAATTGTTTTCAATCATCTTATTTCTTATTCTATGTAATACTTGAGATCCACTTACATATGAATAGTTGTAACTTTTTGCGTCTTTAGTAAAACCATCAATATTAGCTTTTACGTCTGCTATTTTTTGAAATAAATTTAATTCTTGAGTTACTTCTTTCATCTATCTCACCCTTAAACTTCTAGTTTGTATAACTTCTGCACCTTTGATTTCTATGCCATTTTTAATGTCGACTAACATCTCTTTTTTTATTTAATTTAGGTGCTTGTTCTATCCAGTAACTTTTAGGAATCAGACTTTCATTAGTTACTTCGATACTAGGTGGATTATTTGCGATACTATACGAGTTAAGTGCTGTTTTAAATTTCACTTTTCCAGTTTTCTCCATGACTTCTTGTAAACTTTCCTTTAATCGTTTCACCCCGTTTTGATTAGAAGTCTTACGTTGTCGAAGACGTTTTACTTCTTCATCTATCGCTTTATTATCACTTTCTAATGTTCTGATAACTGCTACATATCCATCTGCTTTGTCTTCGATAGCATCATTAATACTCGCTAATGTATCTTTTAGAATTTGCTCATCTTCTTGTTCTGCGATAAGGTCATAAACTTGTTGGTAGTCAGCTGATAAGTCAAATAAACTCGGCATTGATTAAGCATTCTCCTTTAATTACTTTCTTAGCTAATTCAAAATTCTCTAATATATTTTTATCTTCGTAATGTTCAAAAAAGGTAATAATTTCACAGTTATTTTTATATCTATCTGAATAGTGAAAAAGAAAAACCTTTACTTCGTTTTTACATTCACCAGTACTAAACTCACATTTAATGTGCTCTTTACTATGCATAACTAAATCGTTTAATTCGTTAGCAATTTTTAATAGCTTATGTTTCATTTTGTTCTCCTGTGATATAATTGAATTGAATTTTATTTGAAATTTGTTCGACTGTTTGCTAATTGCCGTTAGCATTCAGTCTTTTTTTGTTCAAAGAAATACTTATCAAAAAATAAATACATAAATAATGATGCGAATAGTGCGTAAGCAGTTGCTCGTGTGATAAATACTTCTGCAATCATTAAAGCAAAGAATATTGTTATAAATGTAAATCCAGTAATGAGCGTTACTTTAGTTTCCTTAGTCATATCATCACCTCCTTAGTTATTTATACGATTAAGTATTTTTTGATATGCATCTAACACTTGCGGATATAGATACAAAACTCTTGTGCCAACTCGTCTTGTTATTTCAACAATTTCAGGCTCAACTACAATTTTGTTAACTAGAGTTGATTTACTAAGACCTGTGATAGTCACTAAATCTTTAATATCCACTGCAGCAACTTCTCGTTTGTAGTTGCTTAAAATACTTTCTACTTTTTCTTGCACTAGTTGATTAATAAAGTCATTGTCAATTTCAATAGATATATTGCTCATTAAAACACCTTTCCCAAATTAAAAGTTATTAAAAGTTATACAAGAAATAAAAAAATATCTAAACTTTTATTTGGTCAATTTCAATATTGAATAATTTCGCTAAAGCATAAATTACAACATTACTTACATTTGCGTCTTCTTTTTCCCAATACCCTACTGTTTTTCTAGCTACCCCCAATTTATCTGCTACATCTTGTTGTCTTAAATCTTTTAATAATCTCCATTTTTTAATAGTTAATTGTTCTGGCATACTTAACACCTCGCTTTCTTGAAAATAACTTTATATTACTTTTTGTAGCGTGTCAATATAAAAAGTTATTTTTTGTTATTAAAAGTAATAAAACTATTGTGTATTTATATCACTTATGGTAATTTAATATTACATTAAGTAATATTAAGGGAGTTTTAATATGAGTAATAAAAGTGCTAGAAAAATTTTTTCTGAAAATCTTCAAAGATTAATGAAAAACAAGAATATAGATCAGAAGGAACTTGCAGAGGCTATTGGAGTTACTCAACCCACTATATCTAATTGGATTCAAGAATTAAAATATCCTAGAATAAAAAGAATTCAACAACTTTCTGATTACTTTAATGTAACAAAATCTGAATTAACTGAAGAAAAAACTACTATGCAAAAACATCAAGTATCAGCTTTAATTAATTCGGATGTAACCGAAGAAGAATTAAAAGAAATAGAAAATTTTATTCATTACTTGATAAGTAAGAGAGATAATAAAGGCGATAAATAAAAAGAGACGCTAATTTATTACTAATTTTTTTAGTTAGTATAATTGTGTCTCTTTTTTTATAAATTAAATTATGCATAATTTTACTTTTAAATTGGAGATGAGGCTATAAAAGAAAAAACTAAGTTTCAAAAAATTATTATATAAAGGAGTGAAAATTATGCATCAATTCAAGGAGTTGATTGAGGGCATTAATATTGAGTATAAAGAGATGCCTGAAAAGTTAGAGTGTTTGATAGTAGATAAAAATTTATATATAAATACTAAATTGTCTTCGAATACTGATTTTAGGAAATCGTATTCTATTCTTAAAAATTTAAATCAAAACATAAGTTATTTAGTTCCTCTTATGAAAATTCAAAAAGCTATAGAGATTTATAATTGCAATACCCTCCAAAAACTAAGCAATTTTTTTGAATTACCTACCTATCAAATTCTTCAAACTATTTATTTTTACAACTATAAATATCCCAATCTCGCATTTCTTAAAATATTGTTAAACGACAATTAGCTTTATATTATACAGGAGTGATGAATTATGCAGCTAGAAAAAACACCATTTTATAAAAAAAATTGGTTTATATTTTTGTCCTTAACATTTTTCTTTCCATTAGGAGTATTTTTAATATGGCGATATACTTTCTTTAAAAAGTCGACAAAAGTAATCATATCTTTAATATTCACAATATTTTTCGTTATCACCTTAATACTACCAAATATTGATTCAAATGAAGAATCCGATACATCAAATCACCAACAGGAAACTAAAGATAGTAATAAAATTGAAATCCCCGCTTCAAATACAAATGAAGATCCTAAAATTAACAATGAAAAAAATTCGATAAAAACTAAGGATGTAATTATTGATAATAGCGAAAATCAAACTAATCAACTAAGAAATTCAGTTGAAAATGAATTACATCTAGGAAAAGTCGAAGAATTAGGTCAGTTTGGTACTAATACTAATATTTTAATATCAATTGACCATAACTTAACTAAAAATATGACTAAAAAGACTATAAATCAAGCTATAGCTCAAACGCTCATTGGTATCAACAAAGCAAATACTGACGTTAAATCAGCTAATATTGGAATAAAAATTAATGGTACCCGTGTAGCTTCGAGTAGATGGAATGAAGATGCTATCAATAATATTGAAAAGTATAAAAATGAAATCTATGATAATCCAGCGAAATATGCTGAAAGTTTTAATAATACTTATAAATAATAATTATGGGTAGCTTGTCTACCCTATTTTTATACAACAAGAATTAACAACTAGGAGATGATTTACATGGCATCATTTAGAAAAAGAGGTAATAAGTATCAAGCGCGAGTTAATTATTACGATACTTTAACACAAAAACGTAAACCTATAACTAAAACATTCAATACTAAAGCAGAAGCTAAAAGATGGGCTGCTAAAGTTGAATCAGATACTAATTCTTATGTGCTTTTAAAGAATGAATCATCTTTAGCTTCGTGGATCGATAAATATTTAGAAGTATATAGAAAAGATAAAATTTCAAATAGTACTTATCAAAATGAATTATTTATAAAAAATAGAATACTGAGATATTTTGGCAAAGTACTTATTAAAGATATTACTCCAATTATGTACCAACAATTTTTAAATTGGTTAAAAGAAGAGAATTATGCACGTAGTACTGCTAATCAATCAAGATTACTTTTAAATAATGTTCTTAAAAAAGCTTATATACAAGGAGCAATAGAAACTAATCCATCTACGGACTGTATGCTCCCATATTATAAACCACCTAAAAAAATACAATGGTTAGAAGCAAGTGAAGTACCATTATTTTTACAATATATGAAGAAAAGAAATGTTTATCAATATTATGTTTGTTATACAGCGATTGAATTAGGATGTCGCGTTGGAGAAGCATTAGCTTTAAAAGTAACTGACTTTGACTTTAAAAATCAAACGGTAAAAATTAATAAATCTTATAATCAAAAAACTGATGTGTTTGGCTTAACTAAAAATAAAGAAGATAGAATAGTCGATTTTAGTAATCAATATAAAAAATCTATCTTAAATTTATTAAGCTTACATAATAATAATAAATTGATTAATAATGATTTATATAATAATAAATATAATAGTATACATGTTGATGAATATGGGAAAATTATTTCTTTGTCTTCTTTATATAATAGTTTAACGTACATAGGACAAAAATATTTTAATAAAAATTTATCTATGCATAAACTACGTCATACGCATGCTTCTTTACTTTTAGAAGCTGGTGCAGAAATGAAATATATACAACAACGATTAGGACACTCTTCTGATAGAATCACTACGGAAGTATATGCACATATGACTGATAAAATGAGAAATAGACAAAAAGAAAAATACCAAAAATATTTTGACAAAATTTTCCACTAA